GTGGACCTTAGATCAGACCCGATCGGGCTCTCTCACCATTCCCAACCCAGTTTCCTGGGCGGATCTTGATGAGCTCCCCGACTGGGTCTTCCAGTCCTCTCACGAGTTCCTGATCCACGGTTACATTAACGTGGGTCTTCTCCTCGGAGTCTCCAAGGCCGTCGACGAACGCGGTCGCCACGAGCTCACCCCTCTCTCCACCTGGTACGACTGGGCGGTGACTGGGGCCATGAACACTTCTCGTGCCCATGCCCTCTTCCTTCACTACCACAGGGAAGAGCTTCGTCGCCAGACCCGGTTCGGACGACACACCCTCAACCTCTTCGCCCACCCCTTCCTTGGGGGTCTCGGCTTCAAGGTTCCTGAAGGAGTCGTCCCCCGGTTCTCGGAACCCCAGCGGCACCTTGCCGCCCGCCTCCTTGCCGCCGCGCAGCAAGGATTTGTGGGACCAGTGGAGGATCAACCTCACAAGCCTTTCGCTTACCTTTCGGCCACGTCGTCTGGTGCGCCCTCCCTTGGAACCTTGGGAGGTCTCCGCATCGTCTCGACGGACTTGGAAGTACCGATCGGCCCACTGGATCTGGGCCAGGCCCCCTTCGACCCGGACACGTCCGTTCGGGCGACTCCCCTCGCCATGGGGATGGGGGACCCGGAGGGGGGGTCTCTTACCCCTTCCTGCCGACTTTCCAACGGGGAGTTGACGCGTCTTCTCAAGACCGCCAACCATGGTCGAGTCACCATGCTCTCGCCTGAGGCGATGACCTCCTTCCCATTCCGCGTTGTCACTTACGACGATGAATGGATGGAGCGGTGGCTCACCTTGTCCGGCCCCGGTTGGGAGCAACTCTTGCCCCAACCCCCGGCCTCTCCCATCATGGAAGATCCCATCACGGTTGAGATCCCCGTCTCAGTCGTCCCGGAGGCGTCGTTAGATTACGACTCTTCGTGGGAGTACTCGCCTCCCCCGTCTCCACCCCCCCCAGCCCTGGTTCGTCAGGTCGCCGCTCGCCCCAATCTGGGGCGACAACGCTTCCGACTCACCAGAGCCCTGAACGCCTCCCAGGGCCTTCTCCCAGATTACACTCCTCGTGAGCGTAATTCGAGATGGTCCCGGAAGGGTCGGGGGTAGAGTCCGACGGGAGTCTGGTAGGACTTTAAACTACCAGGGAGTCCACGCGTGGTTCATTCTGGCCCAAAACGGTGTCTTA